GTTTACGAGGTTGAGCAGCAATCAAAAGACCACGTTCATCAGTCCAAGCAGCGATTTGAATAACAGCATTTTCCAATGAAGTTTCGTTCAAGTCTGATGCAGTTGATTGTGTGTTGCTGTTTGTAGCGCCGTTAACAAGTGGATGGTTAGTAGCAAACAATGGAACACCATCACCACCGTAATACTGTGCTGAGTTTGTGAAACCGTTGTTAAGTACGTTTGCAGCCTTAACTTGTTTTGTGTAAGACATAGCTCTTGCTAATGCCTTTGTGTAACGTGCTGATAATGTATCATACAAGTTATCTTCTACAGCTTCTTCAGTTAAGCTGAAGCCAAGAGCGATAGTTTGGTGATTGTATCGTGCAGTCCAAGCTTCTTGAGCATTGTCATAAGCGATAGCATTGCCTTCGTTTTTAACAGGTGCTGCTGCAAAGCCTGATAGTTTTGTTTCTTCTTCGAAAGAACGTTCTGAAGTCTCTGTTTCGTAGATTTCTTTATGTTCTTCGCCATAACGTTTGTACTCTAAACCAAACAAAGCATTAAGGCCTGGTAATAGCTCTTTAAGTAGCTGTGCGCGTGAAATTGCCATGTGTTATTCTCCTTAGATGCCTGTTGGGTTATTGTATGAATGAGCGACTGGATTAAATTTAACCAAGACGTCAGTATACGCATCACCAACTGTTGATGTTGTACTCTCAACGAAATCTACAATACGGAACGCAATACCAGAAGTAGCAGCTGTAGTAGCACTAATTGCTGATGTTGAATTACCTGTAGTTGTTGAACCTGTAGATGTTGATTGAGCAGCTGCGAAATTCGCATTAGAGCCAAGTGTTGCCTGAGCTAGTGTGCCATCAGCTTGAACTTGGAATAATGTATTGTAATCGTCAACAACATAAGCCATAGCATCAGACGCTACTGTACCAGTTGGCCAGTATTGTGAGAATGTTAATTGCTTAGTTGATGGGTTTGTGTAAGTGCAACCTACAAAAACGCCGATTGTACCAGCTGGGAACGGTGATGCTGCTGAACCAACTGTTGTTACTACTTCGATTGTACCTGCAGCTACAATAGAAACTACTTGACCGTAGAATATATTTGAAGCATAGCCGGACGCAATCTTGATCTGACGTGTGCTACCAGCATATGGTAGGCCGCCAATTTCATTTACGGGTTTTAAGCCGTATGGGGTTGCTGTTGCTGACATAAATGTCTCCTTTTGTTATTTACCTTTACCGAATGAAGTCGTAGCTTTTTTATCTGCAAAAAGAGGCATACGAGGATCATTCTGTTTCATGAAGCTGTTATCCACCGCGTCAGACTGTTGCTGAGCTTTATTCTGATAATGTGCAGTACGTTGATTAACAAACTCCTCCGGGATCTTACATAATAGTAAACCACCAATCTCAATTCCATCTTTGAAACGAGAATTTTGATCTACCATGAGTTTCATTTCAGGGTGGTCCGCTAATTTAACGGGTTCCCATCCTTCACGCATTTTTGAAGAAACATTTAGATTATCAGCTTCGTTCATTACACTAGTACGAATCCAGCGATATGACCAACCAGGTACCTTCTTAAATTCTGGTAGTAATGATGCAGGTTGCCAACTATCAGCTCTTTGAAATTCGTTTCTTGTATCTTGTTCACGATCTAATCTTGTATTATCCATTTGTTCTCTCCAATTTTAAAGTTTCTCTTGCATATTGTTCCGGTGTTAACCCAAATTTCTTGGCTAACGCTACTTGTGTCTTCGTCAGACGCACTTTTTTTGGCGCGGTGCTACGCGTTGCCGGAGCAACTACAGTCGAAGGTTTTGTGCGCGGGGCGGGTGTATCCTCGTCCAGCGTTGCATCCCCAAAGTGTTCTGGGAATCGTTTTTGCATCGTACTATCAATACGACGGTAGTATTCATCAGAGGTGGGATCTATTCCACTCCTAACTAATTTTTCATGCAAACCTAATGCAAGGCTTGTCATTTCCTCATCTTTACCAAACCAAGTATTCTTATTTTGCCAATTTAGCGCTTTAGAATCTGGTTTTGCTACTTGAGGTTGGTTTTGTGGTATATATACCTCATTTTGTTCCTCTTGTAAAGTATTTTTATATTGAGGTGCATAATTTTGAACTTGAGACAATCTTAATTGTGCATCGTTCATACGAGTTTGAGCATCTATAATTTTATCAGTGTCACCTGAATCATAGGCTTCTCTATAGTCACGTTGCGCCATTTTAAGTTGTTGGTCTAGAGAACTACTAACAGCTTTAATATATTCTTCTTCACCTGAACTTAAAGTAGATTTAAGTTTTTTGTTCTCTTGTGCAATTTGTTGAGCATATCGAATTGCTTCGTCTTTTTCTCTATCAGCTGCTTCTTTAGCACGTCTTTCGTCATGCCATACTTTTTTCATTTGAGCTAAACGTTGCTTAACTCTTTCTGAATAATCATCTAGCGTATCTTTTTCTAGTTCTTCTACTACCTCTTTAGGTAAAGGTTCACGACCTCTATCTTGCGCAGGTGTATCATCTTCTATCTCAAGATCAAAATCTTCTTGTGTTGTTTCTTTAATAGCAGCTTTTGTTGTTTCATTTGGCTCTATTGGTTTTGGTTCTAAATCAACTTCTTTTTCATCAGATACTTTATTACCTGTAGTATCTGGTATGTCCATATCATCTGGATATTCAAATACTATTTCTGTTTCTTTATCGTCAGCCATATATTACTCCTTGTTTGCGTTAATATAACGTTATGCACGGGTGTATCCTCTAGGATCTAAAACAACTCCTTCTACGCTATCATCATTTAGAATTCTAAATTCTCTTCCGTGTATTTTAAATCTAGTTCCCGCGTATGCGCGAGTCAAAATAAAATCACCTTCTTTACACCATGGACCCGTCGGAAATCTAACTTCGTCCTTGTAGCATAAATTACCCATCCGAATTACAAATAAAACTACAGTTGAATGTTCTTCTATAGTTCTAGTTGAATCTGCTTTTACAATACCACCCTTATACGTTTCTGCTGCATCTGGGATAGCACATAAAATTTTATATCCTTTTGGTTCAGGTAACTGTAAACCCCGTTCTTCAATTGGAATGTCTTCTGCTTCTACACTGTCAACTGTTGGGATCTGAATTGGTCGACCATTTGCATCTACCAAATCTTTATTCATGGTTAAAATTTGATCACTCATCTGAGTTCTCCATCCTGTCTACGATGTCAGCAATAATGCCTTGTATCGTATCGCAAGCCCGTATATATCCGACAGCAGATTGGTAATGCGCATAATCTTTCGCAGCACCTTCAGCAATTGAACCTAATACTTCTTTGCGTCTTTCAGCTATCTTACTGATTAATAGCTCAAGCGTTGGGTCTATCATTTACTACTCCTTTGGTTGTGGTTTATTCTGTTCTTTTTGTATGTTTCTATCTTCTACTTTGTGTTTATGTTCCATAAGCCTATCAACTGCATTTATAGCGGTTTCTTTTTGCTTATGTCCGTGCTCTTGTTTTTTAAATTCAGCTTCCATACCAAGTCTAGCACCTTGTAACATTTGATCTCCCTCAAGTTTATTTTTGTCATGCGTTGTTTTAGATCCTATACGTATGCCTTCAATTCTTTCATGAGATGCAAGTTTTTCTTTTTCAAGTTCAAGACGTTGTTGCTCAATTTGAATATCTGCCTGAGTTTTTTGAGCTTTAATTTGCAAGTCTTGAGCTTTAAGTTGTAGTTCTTGTTGTTGCATTTGAACTATTGGGTCTTGTTGTTGTTGCTGAGCTTCTTGTTGTTGCATTTCTGATTGGTCTTTAGCTAACAATTTTTGCGCTGCTGCTGCAGTTAATCGTGATAACTCAACTTCAACATCTTCAGGTAAGTTTTCATCCGGATTAGGGAGTGGAACACCTAATTGTTCTTCTAATTGTTTTCTATACTCAAACGCAATGTGTTCGTTAATATGTGCCAACGCTGCAGCTTGAATTGTTTGTGCCATTGGGTTTTGACTCATCATTTGCATAAGTTTTGGGTCTTGCATTGCTGCCATATGAACAGATAGATGTGCTTGATGATCTTGGTAGATAAATGCTTTAACAGGTTTACCATTAATAATCGACATATTTTCTGATACAGGGTCTCTTGGTTTTTGATCTTCTGCATTAGGGATAAGTTTGCCAATATTTTTAACGCCAAGTACTTCTAGCATCTGACGATTTAATTCTACTTGGTCATAGATTTGTGGATTAGCTTGTGCCATCTGCATAACAGCTTGGTATTGCACCACTTTTTGCGACATTGTAGCTGCGTTAGGATCTGATACAGGAATAACTTCACAGCAATCATAATCCTC